CCCTGGAGGCTGCCGTATGAACGCCGAACTGCAACAGATCGACGCCACCGACTACCGCACCCGCATGCAGCGCTGCGCCCAGTCGTTCATCGAGCAGCACCAGGCCGAGCACTTGAGCGGTGACCCCCAGTTGTTTGAGCGCACCTGCGTGCACCTGGTGCAAGCACTGGACGTGCCCTTGTTCATGGCCCCGCGCTTGGCGCAGTTGGCCATGAGCCAACACACCCGCTAACTCAAATCCCCCCAGCCCCACCCCAGTGGGTTTGGGCAAGTTTTGCCCGGAGCACGCCATGCAAGCCGAATTAATCCAGTTTCGTAAGCAGCGCCCAGCCAAGAATCCATCGGAAATCGTCGTTCCGCTTCGCTTCACCAGGGCAGTTGCAGAAGCCTGGATAACCGAGCTGCGCAGCTATCTGCGCCAGGGCATTCAGTTGCATTGGTACGACGACCGCTACCGCACCGTGCCACACGAACTGCGCAGCGCTCGCATCCTCGACGACCACCCGGCACTGGCCGGACACAAACGCACCATCGGCGCGCTGAAAGCCGCCCTTGCCTCAACTGTTTAAGGCCGCCTCACCATGCAGATGAAAGAACGACTCCGCGCCGAAGTGCTGACACGCATCACGCGGGACTATGGCCTTAAGCAAGCGGGCGCCAGCTACATGCGCAAGGGCAAGTGCCCGAAATGCAAGAAGCCCACGCTCTACACCTTCAGCGATTCGCCCTGGATGCTGATCTGCGGCCGCCCCGAGGCGTGCAACCACCGCGTGCACATCAAGGACATTTACAGCGACCTGTTCAACTACTGGAGCGAGCAGGCCCCGGCCACCGCAGAAGACCCAGCCGCCACCGCCCGCGCCTACCTAGAGTTTGCTCGGGGCTTCCGCACCGAGCTGCTCGCCGGCTGGTACACCCAGGAAAATTACTGGGACAGCAAGCTCAAGATCGGCAGCGCCACCGTACGCTTTCCGCTGGAAAAAGGCGGCTACTGGGAACGCCTGATCGATCGCCCCGACCGCTTCGGCAAGATGAAAGCGCGCTTCCGCCCCACCAGCGAAGGCAACCCCGGTTACAAGGGCGTGTGGTGGTGCCCGCCATCGCTGGATCTAATGGAAACCAGCGAGCTGTGGGTCGTCGAGGGCATCTTTGATGCCATCGCCCTGATGCACCACGACATCGACGCCGTGTCGATGATGTCCAGCGCACCATTCCCGGATCAGTCCCTCAAAACCCTGGCCGAGCAACGCCGCGCCGCAGACAAGCGCCTGCCGCGCCTGGTGTTCGCCCTGGACAACGAGCCGGTGGCCCGCGCCAATACCCGCCGCTGGGTCAAGCAGGCCCGCGAGCTGGGCTTCACCTGCGGCGCTGCGATGATCCCCCAGCGCGACAAAAAGCTGGACTGGAACGACCTGCACCAGCGCTGGCAATTCGTCGAGGGTGACGACGAGCGCGCCAAACAGCGCGAGCTGGACATCAAGAATGCCCGCCACGAAGGTGACCTGCTGCTGGCCGAGTCGCCCGAGGAAAAGGGCCTGCTCATGTACGACTGGGAGCCGCGCCGCGAATTTTCCTTCTCGTTCAAGAACCGCCTTTATTGGTTCAAATTCGATATAGAGAAGTACGACCGCATCCTCACCGACCTGGAAAACTCGGAGCGCGAGCAAGACCAGGTGCTCAACGACCGCGAGCGCCGCGACAAAGCCATGCGCCAATGCGGCGCAGTGGTACGCATCGCCAACTGCTACACCCAGGCCTTGTACTGGATGCGCAACGAACAGACGGATGAAAGCTGGTACTACTTCCGCGTTGATCGCCCCGAAGGCCCAAGCGTTAAAAACACCTTCACCCCCGCGCAGCTGGCCTCAGCACCGGAGTTCAACAAGCGCCTGATGGGCATCGATGCCGGCGCCATGTTCACCGGTACCGCGATGCAGCTGCAGCGCTTCTTGGAGCCCCAGCTCGAGCGCCTGAAAACCGTGCGTACCATCGACTGGGTCGGCTACACCCGTGAGTACTCGGCCTATGTGTTCAATGACCTGGCCGTGCAGGAAGGCAAGGTCTACAAGCTCAACAAAGAAGACTTCTTCGACCTGGCCGACCTGAGCATCAAGAGCCAGACCCATTCGCCGGCGCTGCAGATCAACGCTGACCTCGACGCCTACGACGACGCCTGGTTTGAAATTTTCTGGCAGTGCTTTGGCGTGCGCGGCGTGGTGGTGCTCGCCTGGTGGCTGGGTTGCCTGTTCGCCGAACAGATCCGCTCGCTGCACAAGTCGTATCTGTTCCTGGAGCTGATCGGCGAGGCCGGCTCGGGTAAGTCCACCCTGATCGAATTTTGCTGGAAGCTCTGCGGCCGCCAGGAATACGAAGGCTTCGACCCCACTAAAGCCACGCCGGCCAGCCGGGCGCGCAACTTCGCCCAGGTGGCCAACCTGCCTGTGGTCCTGATCGAATCCGAGCGCGAGCAGCAGGAAGGCGCCCCCACCAAGCATTACGACTGGGACGAACTCAAAACCGCCTACAACGGCCGCAGCGTGCGCAGCACAGGCGTGAAGAACTCCGGCAACGAAACCCGCGAGCCGCCCTTCCGCGCCGGCCTGCTGGTAGCTCAGAACAACGCCATCAAGGCATCCGAACCCATCCTGCAGCGCCTGGGCCACGTGAACCTGACCCGCGAGCACCACACGCCGAAAACCAAGCTGATGGCCGAGCAGCTCGAGCGCATGCCGGTGGAGAAGATCAGCGGCTTCATCCTCAAGGCCACCTGCGCCGAGGCGGGCATTCTCAAGCTGCTGGACGAACACACCAGCCCCTACGAGCAGCAGCTGCTGGCCATGCCGGGCATCCGCACCGTGCGTATCGCCAAGAACCACGCCCAGTTGCTGTCGCTGGTCGACGGCCTGCAACTGGTGCTGCCGTTGGGTGACGAGCGTGCCGCCCTGGTACGGGAGGAAATCGCCGATATGGCCGTGAAACGCCAACAGGCCATCAACGCCGACCATCCCACCGTGCGCGAATTTTGGGACCTGGTTGGCTACCTCAACGGCCTGCTGCCGGATAGCGGCGCGCTCGATCCGGACGGCCACCTCAACCACGCCCGCACCACCGGCACGTTCGCCATCAACCTCAACGAGGTGATCGAGGTCGCGGCACTCAAGAAGCAACAGATCCCGCAAATGAGCGAGCTCAAGCGCCTGCTCAAAACCAGCAAAAGCCCGAAGTTCATCGACTCGAACCGCGCCGTGAATTCCCAGCGGCTGCTGAACGCCTTCGACAAACCCAAGACCGTGCGCTGCTGGGTATTCCAGATCGCATAACCCCGCCCAGGCGCTGCAACGCCCAGGCAAACAACCCCAAAGGAGAAGCACCATGCAAAACCAACAAACCCCGAAATGGCTCGATCTGTTCTACACCGCCTTCGGCGCTCAGGGGCTCGTCGCCCTGGCGTGGTGGGCCGGCGCGTATCACTCGGAGAGCATCCGCCGGCTGCAGGGCACCTTCCCATTCCTGCACATCAACGGCGATGCCGGCAGCGGTAAATCCACGCTGGTCGATAGCCTGTGGAAGCTGTCGGGCATCACCGGAGACATGAGCATCAAACCCAGCACCCACAGCTTTGGCGCGCTGATCGCACGCCTCACCAAGGCCATTAATGTGCCCTTAGTCATCGAGGAATCGGACAGCTTTGAACCCTATGACTGGAATTCGCTGAAAGCCTGCTACCAGGGCGGCACGCTCCAACAGATCGGTGACCGCAGCGAAGTCCGCTTTCGCGGGGCGCTGGCGATCGTCGCAAACGGGTGCGGCGCGCTGAGTACCCGCAGCATCCGCGTCCAACTGCAACGCGCCACGCACAGTGTCGGCTCGCAACAGGCCGCCCAGGCCCTCTATGAGCTGCACGTCAGTGATTTGGCCGAGTTCCTGACCAAGACCCAGGCAAACCCGGAAATGGCCGCGTACTGCATGGGCAAAGCCGAATCCATCGTAGACACCCTGTCGCCGCCAGAGCTGCCAGCCAGTGATGCCCGTAACCACGCGCAGATGCTTGCCCTGCTCGACTTCCTGGACGTGCTCTTCCACATCCCGGCCGACGCACTCACCGCCGCCCAGAACCTGGTGCGCGAAATGGCCTGGCACACCGTCGGCGCCACCCGTGGCCCGGTCGAGGACTGAAGCCATGAACGACGAATCCCCCAACAGTGTCCTGGCCACCCTGATCGGCAGCGCCCTCGCCCTGGTACTGCTCGCCGCCGGCGCCAACGCCGCCCCCGACATGCTGATGGCCATCATCCACTGACCCAACCGCCCAGGCGCTGCAACGCCTGGGAAACCCCAAAGGAGAAGCACCATGCAAAAACAGCCTCTCAAGGTTCCTCAGCAGTTCCGCGAAGCATTGGCCGCACTTGCCGCGGAAGAAGCGGAGCGCCCTGCCTTACGAGCCGCCGGAACGGAGGCCCTCAAGCGCCTGGTACCCGTCGCCCTCCGCGATACGCACCAGAGCCGAATCGTCGGCATGTTCCTGCTCAGCCTCTATAACGGCCAGGCGTTCCCCTTCCCGCTCACCTTTCTGCGCGGGCTGGACACAGCACTGTGGAATGACTGCATGACCCTGCTGCGCCTCGATCGCCGACCGGAGCAGGAAGTGCATGAGTACTTCGAGGATGGCAACGCGGTCTGGTCGCAGCTGAAAAAAGACTGGGGCCCAAAGCCCGAGTGACACCGGCCAGGCCGGAAAAGAAGACGGCGCCGGGGGCTGCAACCCCCGACGCCAACCACCCCAAAGGAGAAGCACCATGCAAGCACATCAACCCCAAGGCGGCGGCGCAGAGCCTACCACACCGCCCGCCAGGATCAGGCCCCCACTCGCCGGCGCGCGCTTGGACATGCCCAGCATCTGCGACGTCTGCGGGAAAGCCCGATCCACCCGCAAACACGCCAAGTGCAGCCTTATCCGCCAGAAGGTCAAAAGTGCCCATTGGCAAACCTACATGGCCGACCAGGCCGCCAAGAAACAAGCCCAGCAGGAGCGCCGCCGCTATGGACGCTGATCTTTTCTACCTGCAGGACAGCCGCAGCAACGTCGGCAGCAGGGCCATGTTCTGGCGTAACGGCGGCGGCTACACCACGAACCTGGACGAGGCCGAACAGTTCAACCGAGAACGCGCGGTGGGTCAGTACGAATGCCGTGACACCGACCTGCCCTGGCCAGTGGACTACGTCCGCGCCCAGGCACAGGCGGGGGTCGATCATCAGTACCTGGGCATCAGTGCTGCAGAGGCACTTGCCGCCGCACCGTTAGACGACCGCATTTACGTGGCCTATGCGGGGGAGTGGGACGGCAACTGCCTGTTCTGGCGCTCGGTAGAGACAGGCGCCACGTCAAACGTGGCAGAGGCCAACACCTGGAGCCTGTCACATGCGCCTGGTTGGCTTGCCCGTGGCTATGTTCCCTGGCCAAAAAGCCACATCGACCAGCACAGCCGCCCCGTGGCCAAGGCAAGCATGCTCGACCACAAAAAGGCGCTGCGCGAAGCCGGCCTCAAACTGCCCAAAGCCAAACGTCAGCGAATCAGCCGTTACACAGTCAATTGCGACGGCTGCGGCCGATTCCTGAAAGAGTTTGATCGCTATCACTCATGCCCCAACTGCGGCGCGAGTAACGCGCAATGAGCCAGCCCCTTGCCTATTACAACGAAATCGAACCCTATGCAGCCCAATGGCTGCGCAATCTGATCGCCAAAGGGCACATAGCCCCGGGCGACGTAGACGAACGCTCGATCGAGGATGTTCACCCCGATGATCTCAAGCCCTACACCCAATGCCATTTCTTCGCCGGTATCGGCATCTGGTCTCTCGCACTTCGCCGCGCCGGGTGGCCAGATGATCGACCTGTTTGGACGGGTTCCTGTCCGTGCCAACCTTTCTCCACGGCAGGCGAAGGACTTGGGTTTGATGACTCGCGCCACCTCTGGCCTGCTTTTGCCTGGCTCATCAGCGAGCGCCGCCCTGCAGTCATCTTTGGAGAACAGGTTGCAGGCAAGGCTGTCGAGCCTTG